AATATGCTAGCCATGTAGCTATTTATGAAATATCTCGGGGTTGAGAGATTTAACAATGAGTGATTGCCCCGAGATATTGTTTGTAAACTTTGTTTTCGTTCCTTCTAGCATGTTTCTCCCAAGGTCGGTCAAAATAAGGTGTACTATCTGGAATAAATTTTCCTCTCCAATACATATTAGCACTATCTTCTTTTAATAATCCATTCATGTATTGTTGAACGTGTATAAACTCATGTGTAATAGCAATCATAGCTTGTTTGTATGTTAGCTTGTTACTAATGTGTACTTCGTGGCTATCTTGATCAAAAGTAAGATGGAATCCTTGTGCATCTCCATCATCTTTGTTAAACTTTCTAAATGTAACTACAATCTCATATCCTATATCAGGAAGTAAGTTATTGCACAACCACATACAAAGATCCCAAACCTTATCCTCACCATAAGGATGGGATCCTTCTATAATTAAATTAGGACTACTTATCACAAATATCCTCCATAGACTTAGCGATCTTTTCTTGACCAGTAAGATGAGGCTTCTCTTTTTGTTGAACATCATTCAATCTCCAAAGACTTGATGCAAGATGATCTAACTCATCATTAATGAAAGTTTTAAGACTATCAATATTATGAGCTGTGTGTTGAGTCTCAACTCCATCATTCTCAAGAATAGTACTATTACCAGCAAGTTTTCTATTAACTCCAAGATTAAGTTTCATTCTTGAAACTCTAGCTATTTCTTTAACAGTTGCAACTATATCTTCAGCTGTTCCAACAGCTTCTTGAGCTACTTCATTAAGATCAGCCATAGTCCAAATTGTATCTTCTTCTTGTTTAGACTTTGCTTTGGCAATTGCTCTATTACAAATCTTTCCTAAAATGTCTCTGTTTGATAATGTCATGTTCACTCCTTGTTTATTATTAATATTATCTCTCATTATATTAATTATACTACATTTTTAGATAAAGGCAACAGGGTCAACAAAAAAACATTCTGCGAATATCAAGGGTTTACACAAAAAAAAAGCCCTGCATTTCTGCAGGGCTCCTTTTAACAATATAAGAATTTTAATTATATTGAGTATGCTACTTGTGATGCACCTTTAGCTGCACCAGTTGCAACAGTAACTTTATTGAAACTTCTACCTAGAATAGTTTCCATTTCAGTAAGTCTAGTTACCACAGACTTTTTAGAACCAGCACCAGTTTTAGCTACTAAAGCATCTAGTGTTACAAAACCAGCTGCATTTGATAATGCTGCAAAGATTCTGTTGTGTAGGTTTCTAAAAGTTTTTCCATTACGTTTTGTAGGTTGGAAAACTTGATCTGCAAAGTTTGATGTCATAATATACTCCTTGATTAAAATTGACATTGTTTTTGAATCTTAATTATACAGGATAATGAAATAAAGGTCAACAGGGTGATCAAAAAAAATCTTTCATTACTGGAAATAAATCTGTAATAATAGTACCACAGTCTTTAGCTATCTCCATATGTTCTTTTTGTGTACCATGTGAACTCCTTAGTTCAATATAATGTACCCACGACCTCAAAGATCCATTCATGTATAGTCGTGTTTTAGTCATGCCCTCTGGAAGGACGACTCTTGCTTGCTCTTTAGCAATTCCTTTTTCAATAGCCCATTGATATATGTTCTGAGCTGCAGCATACAAAGCTGCCTGTCTCATTGCAAAGTCCTCATTGAGCCTTCTATGGCTTGTATTATCTTTATCCATATCTATTGAATTTTGTCTATTGGTTGAATCTTGAAATCTAGCTTCTCTAATGACTCTTGAATCTCCCATGTCTTCTGGTTTAGCATATCTCTGACTAAACTCTTGAAAACTAAATGATCTATGTCTTACAATCTGATGAGCAATATCTCTTGTGGTTTCTATTTCTAAACAAACATTAACCATCTCTAATGGAGACCAATGTTTGTTATTAACAAGATACTTAATTAACTTCTCAGATGTTTGATTATTACTTTGATTACTTGGATTGCTCACTCTTGCACAGTAAGCAACCAATTCTGTTAAGTTCTCTAAATGAGGAGCTTTTGTATATGATACTAAATTAACTTTCATTTTTTACTGCAGATTTTATAAACTTTAAGATAGTATAAAAATACTTCTGGATAGTTATAAGGATTAGGTATATTTGCATTAAAGTACCTTTCTAGCTCTTTTTTTATTTCTTGTATATCTTGGTCTTGCATTGTTTTTCAATTCATTATCTAAATCAATTGGTCCATCATTAAGCATGTACTTGGGTGTGTTTCCTTCAAAGAAAGTACCATCATTCATAGCTTTACATAATTTGTTAATATTGTTTCTATTTTTACTTTGTACTACATATTGTCTTGTTTGTAGTTCAAAGATCTTATATAGAGGTCCATGTTTTTTTATTTTGTAATTGTTCATCATAAAAATTTTAATTCTCCAAACTTTTGTTTCTCACTTTTAATACTTTCTCCTACTCTAGTTTTATCCATAACAGGAGCATCTTGTATTAGTTCTTGTTGTACTGATGGTTCTACATCATACAGTCTCATTTTAGATCTATCAACTCCAACTAAGAATCTTGAATGAAAAGTTGGATCCGCATATCTATTCTTCAACTGTTTGAATTGTATCTGACCAGCTTGTTGTAGATTGTCATTAGTAGTCATAGCTATCATAAAGTCAGCTGTTGCAGGAAGACCAAAACTCTCACTAACATTAGTTAAATCAGGATCACTATTCTTGAATCCTTCTCTGTTAACTTGAGTTGCACTAACTATAGGAACATTTTTCTCTACAGCTAATCCTCTTAGTTCTTCTGCAATAGCTTTCACATATTGATAACTACCACTATTCTGACCTGGTTTAACTCTCATACTAAGAGCAATATTTAAGTAATCAACATAAATGATATCAGGCTTAAATTTTTTCTTAATACTGAGTTCGTTAAGTAAGTGTCTAAAGTGACCACTACCAGCACTTGCAGTAGGATACTCTTTGATAATTAACTTACCTGTGGTTTCTTTATTTTTTTGTTTGATCTTTTTCTCATAAATATGCTTAGGAACTTCACCAAGCTGATCCAAAGGTATATTAAGAAGATTCGCATCAATACGCTCTGCGATCTTCTCCTCTGCCATTTCCAATGTGATATATAAGACATTTTTTCCATCCATTAAGTTTGTACTTGCAAAATGGCACATAGCTAATGACTTACCAACTCCTGTACCAGCAAGGATAATATTAAGTGATTTATTACTTAAACCACCACGTGTAATATCATTGAGTAATTCAACATCAAACTGAACCTTCTCTTCTTTTAAATGATAGAAGTTAAAACGACCTTCCCAATCAGCTAAGAAGTCATGTCCAACAGTGCTATCAAAAGATACAGCTAATGCATCACTCAATAAGTTAGGGATATCACCTGCTCCATCTTTACCATCTATAATTTTAATACTATTCATAATTGCATTATAGACAGCTTTCTCTTGACAAAACTTTTCAGTCTTATCCATTAACCATTGAAAGTCAGGTGATTCTTCAACAGTTAGTTCGTTAATAATTTTACCACAAGTAGTAAATTGATCATCATTCAAAGTTTTATCATTATCTAATTCAATTACTAATGCTTCACGAGATGGAATACTATTATACTTTGTAATAAAATCTTTTATCTTTATAAAGACAAGTTGCTCATTACCATCTCCAAAATATTCTTTATCTAAGAATGGTATGGTCTTTCTTGCATAGTCTTCATTATGAATCAAATGTTTAAGTACTAGATGTTCTATCCGCATAATCTCCCTCTATAATCTCTGTTAGTATATCACCTATAGTTTGGATAAAATCATTATAATCACTCACTTTATCTTCACCACTTATTATATTATATTCAAACACAAGTTTACCTTCTTCTAAAGATTCCATATTGACCTTTAGATAGTAATACTCTACATCTTTGTATTTCCCCTCTTGTATCTGAATTACTGACGTATCACTCGGTGATAGTTTGCTCAGGTACTTGTACTTCATTATCTCTGACATAGTCTCCATATAAAAATTCCTTTGATACTGCTTCTTCTATTTGCTCCATTATTGGTTTAGTAAAATACTTTTCAGGATCCCTGTTAATTACTTTACCATAAATCTTATTACCATCTGGAAGCTCATATCGGTTAGCTACCTTTTTAAAAATATTATACTTTTCCGCTATATCTAATAATCCATAATATCTATCAAGACCTTTATCATAAGTCAATAACACTTCTGCTATTTTATTCTCTTTTGTAAATCTTGACTTCGCCATCTTGCACTTAATAATATTTCCAACAACTTCTGTTCCATCTTTCTCTTTCTTCTTAGATAAGAAACATATTGTTGATGCACTATATTTCAATCCACTACCACCAGCCATTTCTTTAGTCGGTACATAACTTCCAACTACATCATAGACATGGTTAGTAACCAACATAGGCACATTGATCTTAGCTAACTTTAGATTCAATACTCTAAATGTTGCCTTCAATGTAGCTGCTTTAGTCATATCTCTAGTTTCGGATCCTGTAGCGGTATCCTCTAATTCTTTTGTACTACTTAACTGACCAAGACTATCTAACACCATCATCATTGGTGGTCTATTCTTTTCATCTGTCTTAGCATAGTTATCTACTAATTGTAATACAGTGTGTCTAAACTTTTGAATTGTTTCTGGTTCAGATATGATTACTCGTTTAGTATCAATACCACGAGTACTCATCATCTCTTTTGTTACAGCAGCTTCAGTATCAAAGTAAAATACAGCACCAGAAGGGTTATCGTCGAGGAAACGCTTAACGACACCAAGCACAAAGAAAGTCTTTCCGGTCGCTGATTCCCCTGCGAAGGCTGTGATCTTGTTATTAGGTACACCACCGTATAAACTGCCAGAAAGAGCAGCGTTAAGTATATAGGACCCTGTGTCAATACATCCGCTGAATTGACTGGAATTAAGTCCGTCGTCTGCAATATTTGTGTTTTCATCATTTAACTCCTTTACCATTTTACGAAA